CCTAAATCTATCAGCAATTGAATTGTCGCCATCTACGTCAAACTTATTGTAATGAGCATCTTGTTTGTTGATTACAAGACATACATCATTTTCAAAGAATTCTCTTCTAATAGGAGCTTGTACAGAAGGTTTGTTAGGAGTGTAATTCTTGAGAAAGTCGATGAATGATTCTTGGTAAATGTTTTCTTCTGTTTTCTTTGTCAACCAAGCTTTCACTTGCCAATGAGGACTGCTGCTGTTTCCCCAGTAGTTCTGAACATATTTAGCAATCTCCCATTTAGAAGTGTCTATTTTACATTTCTCAATCAGCTCATCAAGTGTTCTGATTTCATTATTGCATTTGAGAACCACTTCTCCTGTACCTTTCTTCAAGTCTTCTTCAAACTTCAGAATGACATCTTCAAGTTCTCCTACATATGCAGCAACTTCTGCGTCTTTTCTTATGTCTTCGCTTTCTTGTAATTGCTTCATTAGTCTTTTAATCTCCTTCTCAGAGATGCCGAGTTTATCAGCATAAAATGATTTTGACTTCTTCCAGCCCATCATTTTTCTGAGACTTTCTAAAAGATGTTGATTATCAGACATTTAGAAGTTTTTAAAAAATAAAATTGGCGTGAAGATATAAAACGTTTTCCATATAACCAAATTAATTTAACTAACTTTATTATATACTATAATCTACATAATTAAAAACCCCCAGTATAGAAATACCGGGGGAAAACTTTTACAAAACCAACAAAAGTAAAAGCTTTTTCATATTGTGTTTAAGGGATGTACATAATGTAGTAAGCACCCATCATTGGTTGATTATTACTGTGAGGCTGTCCTCCTCCTGTGTCAGAAATAGTGTGAGTGTGTGTAGGGTCAGTAAGAGTGACAGTAAGACCACTGGGATTGGTAAATGCAGTGCCTAGTCCTTGTGTAGAGTTGAATGTAGGATATACAGGTGAACCATTAGGAGCTTCTGATTGAGAAGATGTACCAGTGATTGTTCTTGTAATCCCTGTAGCAGAATTTGCAGCACTATGATTGTGAGCAGGAATTTGAGCAGTGGTGAGACTGATGGAATTGGTTCCTTGCTTTGTTCCTAAAGAATAACTAGGATTAAATGCAGAAGGAATAACATTAGTGTCCATTGTGGGACCACCCATTGTACCATCAGTTGTACCCACTGTAGACCTACCACGAAGATCAGGAGTGAAGTTCAATCCATTACACAAGTAGATTTTTTCCCAATATCCTATACCTGCACCTGTGAGACTAAGAGCATCTCCTGTAGCAGGATAGTTGCTCAATTGTCCAAAATAAGGCATTGCTACATAAGGAACCATTTTGGTGTAAGCCTTGTTAGCAGGAGCAAGTGTTGCAAGATAGGCAGCAATGTAGGAATTAATGTCAGCTATCTTTACATAATTAGTGTTTACATTGAGAATCAGTGCTGTAAGACCTGTGTCAAGAGAACAAAGCTTTGTAATAATAGCTTGTACAATCTGATGGGTATCAGAAGATGCAGTGACACCTGTAAGACATCCAATTGTATAATCAGCATTAAGAGCTGTAATGTCAGCCTTAATAGCTGTCACTTGTGTCTGAAGGTCACAAATAGCCTTAATCAGTGTAATGATGAGTTCATCAAGCTGATAACTAGGACATGTAGGAAGATGTTTCTTAATAAGATCACATATTACACTCTGTGGTACATCAATTACAATTCCAGTGCCATCAAGTGTAGAAATAATAAACTTTGCCAATTGCTCTTCTACATGCAGAAGAGTGTCTCCATATGATATACCAAGTGCAGGAATATCTGCTCCTGTGTATTTCACACATTTGTCAGATGTTATCTCTGCACAGCCATTGAAGCAGTTTGAGCAGGACATTTTACGATTATTTATGAATTAACAATTTCACCTTGCTTGCAATCTGTTTTACTGTGAAACAAGATGCATAGTCAGGATTACAATACTTAAAAAGAAGGATGCGCTTGTAATTAAGCAAATCTTTAATAATGTCTCCCTTAATTGTCTTGTTTAGAGAGAATACGATATTGTTGAATTCTCGTTGAGCAAGCTCTCTGAGTTTACAGTCAATATCATTGAGAAGTGCAGGAATACTAGCACACTCAACACAATTTGTAAGCCTTGGAGATAACATTTTTTATCCTGTTTGTTGTTTGTTTTATAGCAGCATTACAAGCAGAGCATAGTCCATTTATAAGCTGACATCCACATCCTACACTAATGCCACATTTAGAACAACGTGCCATAATTAACAATTGTAATATGCAGTGATTGTATAATTGTTTCCTGTACATCCACATCCATCAGAAGAGAAGTTTCTTAACATTCTTGCTGCCTGATCATACAACGTATTTGCTGTATCCACTGCACAGTTATTAGCTGCTGCAATGGATCCTTGGATGAAATAGTATATGCTGTCCAATGCAACCTTTTGTTGCTTCTTGATAGCCAAATCACATTCCATCATGTCAAGCTTCATAAAAGCATTGTCAAATTTCTCCTGCAACTGATCCACTCTCATTATTGTCTTTGTAACAGATTCTGTAGATGTATTGTACGTTAGGGTGTATACACCATCAGGAATAGGTAAAGTGTCTACACCTACAGCTGTTAGTTCAAGATTTGTAGAATTAAAGAGATTGATCTGATTAGGAGAGAATACAATAGTGACAGGGTTGAATCCCGGAACTGTAATATCTATCTCTGGACTAACAGGAGGAACAGAATATACAGAAGCATCCACCACAGCCATTGTGTATGTACTATATGTAGGAACCACTAATATATCTAAGCTCATGTTATTCAATTAAAAAAGCCAGAGGATTTGAGAAGTCCTCTCTTACCCTCTGGCTTAGGTTAATGTTATGACTGTCTTACGGAATAAGCGTAGAAGTCGTTGAAGTAGTGGGCCATACAGTAGTCGTGGTAGACGTAGTGGTGAGACAAGCGTTGTCAGCATCTACAGTACCAAGAGCTGCTTCAAGAACTGCTTCAATACCTGCGGTGAGAGCAGTGGGAGTAGCAATGATCACCATGCTATCTTCCTGAATGTAATCACCCCACTGATAAGCAGACCTGTCGTAGTCATTGAACTTGATGTAGAAAGTGTCATAAGTAACACCGTCACTCACCCAAGATTCAAAGTTAGCATTGTAACCTGCCATCCTGTAGAGATGCTTCAGATAACCTGCCTGATAGCTGTAGTAGTTCTTCTCAAGCTGACGAATTTCATCAGGAGTACCTGCAACATAAGAAGCACGTTGGGTAACTTGAGCATTAGCTACAATATCACAAGCATCAGCTACGATGAAGTCAGCAGTGGTAGCCGGGCCTTTGTAAACAAAGGTGCGGAAATACATGCGGTCATACTCGTAGGGGAAAGCAGCAACATCGCAAGGCTGACCATACTTAGTAAGCGGTTTACCAGAGATGCGAAGAATAGCACTTGCATTGTTACCAATTCTTTGAAACTGATAGAAGTCATTGAAATTGATATTGTCAGGGTTGTTACCCGGAGCTGCTTGAGTGAGCTTTAGAATGAAAGCATCAATCAGAGCAGGAACATCAACATCAGTACAAACATCACCACCACACTCGCAGCAAGGAGCTTGAACAGTCACTGAGCGAGTGAAGCCATTGAAATACAGAGTGTCCAGATAGGAAGAATGTGCACGGAGGGTGAGGGTTACTACCTCTCCACACTTAACACTCCAACCACTAACATCAGTCACCTGATTTACAGGTGTAGGGCAACCTGCCACTTTGTACCACTCAGTTACATTAGTGCGACAACCGGGGTTAGTACCTGAACAACCAGCAATCTTGTCAGACCTTTTAGAGCCTTGGAGATATGTGTTTGTCCTACCTTGAGCAATGTAGAAATAGGGCTTTCCAGTGATGTTACCTGCCGTAGCTACGGAGTAATCACTTCTGAAAATACCAAACTGTCCAGCAGCCAAATCCTGCGTAGAACCTGAGCTAGGTAGGCTGTTTCCTACAGGTACTACAAAGACAGTAGTTAAAGAAAAATCTGCCATTTTGTTTTATTTTAAATTGTTAAAATGCTTATTCGTTTGTCTGTATTCTCATTGCTGAAGATTGTACAGCAGATTGGTTTTCGGTGTACATTGCAAGGTTTTGGACAGTGAGATCAAGAAGTTCATCTTCTAAATATTCCTCAAGTTCGCAGTCTTGATTGATGGAATCACTACCATCAAACTTTACATATCCTTCTTTGTCAATGTAAATAGGATAGCGCATGTAGGCTATATACACTTCTTTTGGAACAAATGTACCATCTGTAAACACACTCATTTCATCAGAAGAGATGTAATTAAATGTCTCTTGATATTCAAATGAGGGTTTGTAATGATCATTATTCAAAAGCAAGCTTGTGTCACCATGTTTTGCAAGCTCCTTATTTATCCATATCACCCTGTTCTTACATTCTCCTTTGTCAGCTAACATGTAGCTGTCAATATAGAACATATATTTAGGAGATAGTTCGTCTAAATATACCACCCATTGATTAAGATGTTTGTCCCTTATTGTAGGAACAAGATATTGATTTGAATAGCTTTGAATAAGTTTCTGCAAATCTTCATATCTCTTTTTGAAGGAATCAAGTCCCATACCACTTATGGTACTAAAACCATCAACCTTCTGCTTAATTAACTTCAACTGAGCTTCATTCAAAGCAAGGATTTTATCCTCCAATTGAATCTCTTGATGATCATTGGTCGATAGTTTATTTAGTCTTTGATCAATCTTGTACAATAAACTATCTACTGAAATCATACAGCTGCCAGTTTTTTAGCTTTTAATTTTTGTTCAAGGGTGATGAGATCATCTTGATGTTCATCGTCAGCCAAGTATTTAATCAAGGCTTCTTCATCTACAGCAACCTCATATTCACCCTCGTATATTCTACCACTATTTCTCACTCTGTATATAGAGTGTTGAATAGCTTGTTTCACTACGTCTTTAATGTGCAAAAGGTTCTCTTTCATGTCTGCAAACCTCTCAAACACTTCAACAGTAGAAAGTCCTTGATACTTACCACTCTTGAATTCTGTTTGTTTAAGAAGGTTGTCCACCTGAACATATACAGCTTCTTCTTTGCTGTCATCTGTTACAGGAAGACCAAGCATCCTTGCAATCTTTCTCTTCTTCTCAGGAGTCATGCTGTCAAACTTGACAATGCACTTATTGATCCTTTGTTTCTTCTTGAATGTCACTTGGTTCTCAATATCCTCATCTGCTACATAATATTGTGTTTCAGCAGGAAATTCACCTCTTTCCCAAGCTTGATAGGAGCTTGCAATAGTGGGGTGTACACGCAACCAAGCAAAAGCAAGTTCTTGAAGAGGAATGCTCAAATCGAAATAGTTATCTCCATCAAGAAGTTTTACAGGTTGTACATGCAATACATCTTCTGTAGATGTAGAAAGTGCAGAGTTCCAAAACTTAGAACGAGGACCCAATTCAATATTGAGAGCTCTTTCCAGTTTATCTTTCAAAGCTGTCACTCTTTCCACTTCAATTTCTCTCTCTGTAGGATCACCAATCCTCCTGATGTACATTGCATTAGGATCTAAGCCTGTGCGATATTGTCCATCAAGTTCCTTGTAAGGATACTTGAAAACACCTGTACCCGGAATTCTTGTCATTCCTTTCTGAGAAAGACCTTGTTGCATAGTCTGAAGACCTGTACTAGAATAGTCTTTCTTAATCGTAGAGATTTTCCCTATTTTGCCCATTATTTAGTTGTTTAAAATGTTTGGTTTATTTGCAGAGTGTTGCCATCAAAGAACAGTGCTAATAGACATCTAATCTATTACACACACTCTGTAGTTTGAGGAGAGCCCTCCGTGGTAGGAAGGGTGGAGAACTCTCCTCGGTAGGAATAATTAGTCTAGGAATTTCCTAGAGGGGTTCTTTAGAATTGCGGGATTTCTTCAATCAGAACCGTGCGAGAAAGATCTTCAATGAAGATGTCACAACGGTCTTTCATCCAAATCTCATAACCGGGGAACTTGTTAGCAGAACTCATGCCCTGAGACTTGGCAAAACCAAGGTGGTGACGAGTACCATCAATATAACCCCAAGTCATAGAAGGAGCAC